TAAATATAAAACTAAATAAATAGCATATAATGCTCTAGAAGAATGCAAACAAATCCACACAATCTAGATATATTTTTGTAAATGAGAAATATAAAACTCTTTCTATTTCATAAAAGAACTAAATACAAGGCTTTTCGATCTAAGACTCCAAAAGCTTAATAAAGTCAAAACGTATAAATAAGAAATAAACTAACGTGTATATACGTCGGGGGGTACAGCATAGTTACTTGTAGTGGCTGGTATAGCTGTTCCACCAGCATAGGAGATGAGAGGTTGACCAATTTGACAGCCAGCTCTAAAATCATCTCCAACACTCATAAAAATTCGTGTTATGCAACGATAAGCATTACTCATCTTAGCGTAATTAACGACAATGGTTCCAGGGTTGGACAAGTCATATCGTCTAGTACCAGCTCGTGATCCAGCATAATCCCATGCAGCATTGACCGATCCCTCAGTACCAGCCATAGCCAGTGGGCAAATGCGATTTTTCATCACATACGGTATTTCGAACTCACACTGTGGTGCTACTCTTGATGCAACATCTCGCGGACCATGATGTGTCATATTGTAAGTAGTCTGCACAGTTGCTGTTATTGGACCCCCAGGGCCTAATGACTCATCATTAACACCCATAAGAGCCATATAATCGTCACTAAGAGTTGGATCAATTCGATCTGGGATAAAATCCACACTAATAGCAGGCATATCTACCGCGAGCTCACTCTCAGAGAATACTTCAAAAAGGATCTTAAAACGAAGAGAGCCACGAAAGAATCTAAACAATGCCAAATACCAATTGATAACATTACTAGCATTATTAATATTAGTGCCAGTCGATGTGAAGAATGGCATCAAAAGCTCAGCAACATTAAATGTCGACACCACTGGAAAAAATTGCGCGAAATCTGCTCCATAACCGCCAACCTTTGTCACTGCTGTTCGAACATGACAATAACGCTTCAACACATCTTTGATACTCTTATATGTCTCAGACATACAAGCTAGATCTGTTGCCATAATTGTCTGCCCTAAATGTGATAGGTCAGTTCCAGGATTGGGATCGATACCTTGAGCATATGGAATCCACGATGTATTTGCTCTACTAATAAAATTCAATCGAAAATCCTTGCCACCAGCAACGAATACATTAACTGGATAAGCTGTCGGAAGACCAGCTGGAACGGCCAATGGATTTAAGACATATAGAGCTATTTGGCCGACACATGAATCATAAGCTATTGAATCATCATATGAGCCATTAACACGAGACACACCAGTCTGCACAAACTGACTACGCATAATGCGTTTCCATGGTGTATCAGAAACGAATGGCACCTCAACTTCAAATGTCTTACTATCTCCATTAACTTCAAATGTATAACCCAAACCAGATGTAGGTTCTATACCTGTTGTAATTGTCTCTGGACACGCAGTACCATAAATAATAGCGCACCAAACCTTCATAGTAACAAAACTGTTAGTTATAAAATCAAATCTATACTTCATTGAGCCACCCCAAAAATTAAATGGCATAGAGACATAGGACACAAGTGGTATATTAGAGACTGCACTAGGTGGTGACCAATTCAATGGCTCAGTCTCAACTAATCTGGGTGCTATGGCATCATTCCGTGGACATATATACGGTGTAATTGGTAAATACTCAATGACAGCTCCAGGTGCCATAGTTGTATTAACACTAGTACTATACCAATAGGTATACTTACCACATAGATATGATATCTCCATTTCATCATAAGTGGTGCCAAAATCCTTAGGTGTTGATGTTGATGTACCACTTGGATACATACATAAACGCTGTAATGGATCAACATTAACGCAATGTGACATATAGCCAATAGCACGTCTAACAAGGGGCTCAGGACCTAAAGTATAAGCCGGTTTGTCCATAGTACTAACCTTTAAATCAGCATTAATATCAAAAGCATCACCTGTAATGTTAGTGGGCAATGCTTGAGACGCAACTTTCTCCCAATTAGTTACCGTATTGGTAACATATGAATGTGTGCCACCTTGTGATGTAGCACTAGCAACACGTGGAACACACAACTCGACATCCTCTAAATGTAAGAAAACAGTTGCATATATAGTTGTTGGTGCTCCTGTACCTACAGACAGTGGATTAAAAACCATAAGACGAAACAAATGTGAAAAGTCACTAAAATATGACGAATTGGCCACATGGGTGTATCTGCCAGCCACACGTGCAACACCTGATGTATAATCAGTAATATTCATCCATTCATATGGCATCACCCAGGGTGCAGTTATCGTAACAGTATCATTGCTTGATGCATCCAAGAACACATGATCAAAACCAGTATACCCAGAGATATTCTTATTGCCATTAGGATAGAAATTAGGCGCATCAATACTATATGGCAAAATAAAAGCCATTAATCGTCCAGCAGCAAATTTATTTCCATTAATCTGCACTCTAAAAACTGGACGATATTTCATAAATGTGAAAGCTGACATAACAGGCGCCCAAACAGCAACCGTATTCAACACTGATGGTAGACGAAATTCTTTGAGAACATCACCCTGTGCTGAGGTTGTTGTAAACGCATATGTTCCAAGTCTTTGAGGTTTGCCAAATATACGTTGTATACTCCAGGCACCAAACATCAAATTTTCTGAATCACGCGGACTAATAGATTTATCAACATCAATACTGGGTTTTTGTTCTATGAATGTAACTGCACCAGCAACATTAGTTTCCTCTTTAGCATTAGCCTCATCTGCTTCTCCTGCTGTTGGTGTACCATCTTCCTTTCCCTGTGCTTCAGCAATATTATCATTGCCAGCAATGCTATCACGCAACAATTCATCAACCAAATTATTTGTCCATTCCCTATCTTTAAATAAATCATACAAATATTTGGTTAAACGATAACCACCATACAATGTGGCACCCAACATACCCAGACTAATTCCATTACGCAATTTTGTCTTACCATATTTATCTAAGATACTTAATGGAGTGCCTTGTAGGTCTACAACTTTCTTAACCTCTGTATTCGGTAAATCAATATAATATTGTGTTGTGAACTCATCAGTATCATCAGGTACAACATCAAGTAAAAATCCATATTGCATGATAGTCAAAAGATAGTTAAAAGACAAATGGCCCTCTGGTGTAGATGATGGTTCATTATCACTATAATCCACATTTGATTTGGCCATCTCAACAGCCACAATCCACATCTCAACGAACTCATCCATAAACTCCATAAGTTCCGGATCTGTTGAGTAACAATGTAGAAATGCCCATTTGCCAGCCGTATAAGCATCTTGAACTGGCAATTTAATATCGGGATTCATCTTCTTCCATTTAAAGTTAGCTAATCTAACAAAAGTGCGACCACCTTCAGAATCTACTGTAGTAGCATTACTACTACGAAATAAAGAAGCAAACAATCCCTTTTTAGGCTCTGGTTGTGGCAATGACGTAACAGTCTCAACAATATTATTATTCGTTTCAATAACAGGTACATCATCGGTGGCTATAGGATTGCGATCAGTAACAAAACACATGTCTAAATAATCCCAAGTTAACAAATGTGGTATATTACCATGTTTCTTGCCAGCATCAACTAGAGCTGCATGCAAAAGATCACGCTCCTTGGTGAATCTCTCAAGTCCATAATGATACCACATCATAAGAGCCATATTTGCATTAACGACACTAGCAGCATAGTCATCATCACTATCCCTAATCCAATTGACCATCTCATGCAGAGTACCTTCATCCATTATAGCATGGTAAATCATACCATCACGTCTAAAGCCGTTTTTCAAAAATATACAATCTGTAATTGGTTTACTCTCCAACATACCTCCAGATTTATCGGCCATAGTGAATGTTATACCATAAAGATCTTTGAGATGTTCTGATATTGTTTTGAAATTATACCATGACAGGACCTCTCTCTTAATAGAGACAATAGAGTCATCACCATAAGCAACAACACAAACAGCATTATAAAAGCTCTTCATATTACGCAGTTCTGGAGGTGCTAATCCTAACCAAGCAAGCTTGTAATATCTATCACATCCATTGGTATTAATAATGGTAGTGCAATTGCAACCAGACGGATTTCCACAATGTGTACAATAAGCAACATTCATACACTGTGTGGGGGTATGAACTAGCTCATTCCACAGAACCTCACGAACTCTAGATGCAACATCGTGATTAACCTCATACCGATAAAAATGGTTGATGGAGTCAACCTCGATTTCCATAAAATCATTTAACAGATTGCCATCCATAGACTTATGATCACCATCACCACCAACATCCGAATTAGCTTGCAATTTATGCATCAAATCAGTCCAGTCCAAACTATATGGATTGATCCCAACAGCAGAATGATTCTTAAGTCGTGAGTTATAATAAGCGACAATATAATCTAAAAAGTACATTCTAAACACAATCTGATAATCCAAAGGTGGAGTGATAATCATTCTAACTTTCTTCTCAGGTTTACGCCTCTCATCTTTAGGTATATCCATCCACATTGATGGTGCACTCAAACCCTGTTGAGCCATAAGTATACGATTATCGATGGCAGTACGCAAATAAACGTCATTTACAATATAATTGCCAACCTCATCCTGCCTGAAAAACATACTCTTTCCCTTACCGGCTTTTAACTTCTTATATGGGAGTCCAGGAGATGTAGACATGTTCATTCGCTCGCAATATGGAAATTTACTATCACCATTAATTGCCACATATTCACTAACAACACCCATACGAAAGCCATTCAATGCATCAACATTATCAAATGCATCTTGCAACAGAACAGATTTGACAGATGGGTTAATAGGCTGTGTTGTATGGAAAAATCTCGAAATAACCTCTGGATAATCTCTTTTATTCATATCGACAGGGTGAGTAATTGGTGCGGTAATTGCGCCCTGAATAACTGAAGGCTTAATTTCTGTTTTTGTAGTTGGATATACAGCTGAACCAGCAGGAACTGAGCCATAATAAGTGTAATTGCCCTCAGGTAGTATAATTGCAGGATCATCATCACAAGTTGTAATCTTAGCTTGCGGCTGAACACGTGGTACAAATTGTTTAAGAGACTCGCTAGATACAAGTTCACAATAGCCATGGTGCCTATTGCGGTCGCCAGCCACATGTAAGCCCAAAATCTTACCTCTAACTTTAGTATTATACAAAACTATAATTGACCCACAATCACCACTAGTTGTTATAGCATCATACTGGAATCCTTTATAAAGAGTATATGGTTCCAAGACACCTGCAACATTATACTTTTGCTGGGTTATAGGATTAACATTAATCAGTTGTCTCTCAAATGAAAAATCAGAGAACTTATTAATACTAGCCTCACACCAGTTAGGAATGGCTGTTAATTCATTGTCAGCAATAAAATGTTGCCTAATGTCTTTAAAAGCTCTAACCTGTAAAGTACACTCATAAATACAACAATCTTTTCGTGAGCCATCTTTTGCAAACAACTGAGTTAGTCTTTTAACTTCGAACATCTGTTCAAAAACAGCTTGATCTGTAGTCAAAACCATTCGTGAATTGGGCTCAACAATATTACCATCAGGAGCCACAAATAAATGGTATGGAAACAAAACATAACGACCTCCAATAAAAAGTCCAGTCATTTGATTCATCTTTGTAGTTCTCCTATCATACAACTGACAAACACATTGTCTGCCACGCACAACATCCAAAACTAAACTTTCAGCGGTTGGATCAGTTGTGCCTTCAGAAAATGCTGGTCTTTTGATACGTCTATACTTACTAGTGCGCATGTCACCTGAAGGTATTGCTTCTGCTGTAGCGTTAATAAACATAGCTGAATATAATGAGACCATACCTAGGGCTGCAGTACTAATACCAGCAACAACCGCACACAGCTTCAAAACCTTGCTAACTGTAGGATGATTTTCAAGATAAGTTTTAACAGTGTTATATGTTCCTGTTGCAGATGTGATAGCTGTTAATTGAAGATTATTCATAAAATCAGTCAGTTTGCCCTGAGCATCACTAAAAGTCTCTACATGACCATAAGCTGTATTCAATTGTTCTGAAAATGAATCTGTATTCGACGTCATCATCGCTACAACAGCCTTTTCATTGGCAGTATGACGATCATAAGCCGTCTTAAGAGTATTCATGAAATCCATGAAATCACCAATCTTAACAGGTGTTCCACCTTCAACAACAGGATCTAACTGCCAAAATTCTAAGTGCTTGAACACTGGTGAATACTGAACCTTTCCATCAATCTTATAATCATCCTTAACTACTGCCTTTACTAGCATGTGTCGACGCCTCCAATAAGCTTCCAAAGTCAAAATTTTAACCAAGGGCTTGGGATATGGGTTATTCGTACACCGTATATGCATTTTAGAATGGTATGGAGTACCCTTAACACCAATCGACTTATCGTCAACAGACGCCATAGGCGGCTGGTAAGGAGCATTAGTAACTATAGAGAATAACTGTAATGCATTCTTATATTCTGCATCTTGATCAGCATCATCCTCTGCTGTAACACAATGCAATGGTGAATAGCCACTCCAAAATTCATCAGGATCAGTTGGAATAACATAACGAACCCTATCAGCGGGAGCATCAGGGTACATAAACTTAGCAACTGCAGCTGACAATGTAGATTTTCCAATCTGTGATTCACCACATATAGTCAAACTAAAAGGACATTCACGGATGACACCACATTTCATAATTGATTGAACAGATTCATATAGCTTATCAAACTTACGCAATTGTTCACGTAATAAAGAAAATTCGCCTGATACGTCTCTAATAAAAGGAGCCATATCCCTAACCAATTCATGTGCTCGATTATACAACACGACTATCTCCCGACTCAAATTGCGATCAAAATAAATTGTATCTATATCATAGGTCAGAAATATATCAATGCGGTTAATAACCTCTGCATATTGAGTTGTAAGTTTCATATAAAACACATGTTCGGGTATATACTGACTAGCCCATGCCTTAACTGCTTCTGGAAGCATTGAAATCATAGATTGTATAACTGCAACCATATTCTTAGAAAACGGAACGGCTATATTAAGAGATTTCATATACTCCATCATCTTATTAACACCAGCTCTATCAGGAACATTTTGCAAGGCTATAGCACCAGAAAATACAACCAAAATTGTCTGTAAAACATCATCCAAACCTTGGGCAACTGCTGTAAATAAACATGCCAAATGTGTGGAAAAAAGATTAAAAGCTAAACTAACCCCATTAGGTATAAACAAGCGTAACACACGTGAACAATATGTAATCCATCGAAAAGAAGAAACGGCTTTAAGATCAGGCAAATCAGACATAAAATCTATAAAAATTTCTACCATGGATATCATAGCCTCAGAAGATAATCCTGCTGCCATTCTATCAGTACGTTGAAGAAATGACTCAATAAAAGCATGCATTGCATCACCTAAACGATCCATCTTATCAGCACACATTGACATAGTATTACTTGTAGATGCAACCGATTCAAAAGTTCTATGGATTTGATAAGGAATATCTATTGTAGACTTAACCGAACGTGACAAAATGTCTAAATAACCAAAATCTTCAACACTACCCTGAGCCTGTGGTGTAAACCACTGGTCTAGAGCAACATGTAATGGCATGTGATTGGCTATTGTAGTATACATACTAGGTACAAAACTAAATGGAGTACAACCTATAGAACAAAGAGCAAAATCAAAATAGTAATTAATAATGCTAGTCAAAGTAGGACTACTAATCAACATCTCATCATCTTTAGTCGTGGACAGAACCTCCAAAAATTCGATATATTCTGATGTTCCAATATTGCCATAAATAGGACGAGCCTCGGGCATGTCATGAACAATCTCTTTAACCTTAGTAAAATCAATTAACAAGAGATATCTTATAACACGTCTAATATCATCACAATCATAATCAGCAATTAACAATTCGTCCACAACATCCACCATAACCCTATGTTTAACACGACAAATATCACGTCTTAAATAGAGGCAGTTATATTGCCAGTCCCAAATGGGTTCATATTGAGAAGAAGTGTGCTTACCATGTGCAACATAGTACGCAACAATATCATTATACACGTTAAGGTAACTAATATAAGACGAACCTTGACGCATAGCGCGATATCGTTCAACAAGTTCATTATAGCGGCCGATGTCACCTGACACGCCTGATCCAGAAAGCATTGCAAAGAATCCTTTAAGATCGTTACTACTAACGTTTTGACTAATGTTGTTAGTAGATTTAGAAACATTATTTTTATTCGAGAGATTTGAGACATTCATGCTACACATTGATTGGTGCCGTTATATGAGGACCTCCGTAATTTAACACTATCCTGGTTCTACCATCCATAGCGCGCTTTTGGCGTACGGCCTTCTCCTTCTAGAATCCTAACGGCTAAGAGGATACTCTAAATTAACTTTAACCGACAAGCAATACTACATTGAAGTGTTACAAATCATCAACATCAGATAAATAATAAAACAGCACAATAAGAGATCTGGTTGCTCAAAAGAGACCCATGCAGTCTTAAAGTTTAATAATATCAATATCCTGGTAAACTATTGTAACTTTGAGGGAGGCTATACGCTTACCGACAAACTAAAATCATTATAGTATATTGAACAGCGGGCACATTAAAATAGGCGCTGACATTATAGTGATCAGCAATACAAAATCACTTGGTAGCTACTACGAAAAGGAAGGTGTATTAATATTAAGGATATGCAAAATCACTTTCACTACATTTATTTGCATAAGAACTTAAACAAAAATAGAACTATAATCGCATTGAGCCATCTAGGAATAGCCGCTAATAAAATGGATTATTGCGCACTATAGAGAAGTATAAATATATAAAATAAATAAACTGAAATTCAACTCATTTCATGAGCCAGTGTTTAAACGCACACTGAAAAGCGAAAATGTCGACACATATGGAAAATGTACACAGAGGGCTGGGGACTAAATTACATATGATCAACGATCAGGGTTTTTAGAAGAACCGAGAAACTAAATTGTAAATAAACTAAACGTATTTCTTCATATATGACAGGCATTAATAATCTGAAATAATCTAACAATATATACTAACGAAAATTTAAACTAAAAATAAACAAATAGGTTCATACTCATTGATTAAATCTGAACAAAACAATAGGCGGTTAATTATTTATAAGTAGTAACGCCATCTACATATAAATCTATAACGTTTATCACAATCTGGCTATAAAAGTGAAAGACAAATCTTAACAAATCTAACCAACTCTTGATCCTAGTACATTATAGTTACACTAGTTTAAAAGAACTCTCCGGTTTTCCCG